GGAGTTTGGTGAAGCTTTGGAATTTTGGACCTGGGATCGCCAACCACTAGAAACATTTATGAAGCTGGCCAACAGTAAAGAAAATGATACCTTGGGTATGATTGAAATTGTTAGAACACTGATCCTTGATGAAGCTGGCAAAGAAATTATTACCAAAGATGTAATGCTGCCAAGTCACGTATTGATTCGAGTGATAGCTAAGATTGTAGAAACATTGGGAAAGTAATAGGCGAGGAACCTGACTGGGAAAGTCAGGAGACTATGATGGTTCTGACTTTAGACAACCTCGCCCATAGATACAGTGTCTTACCCAGTGAGGCAATGGCTCGTGCTACAACTTTTGATCTTCACGTATTAGACGTCAGTGCCAAGTGGCTTAAATATCAGAATACCAATGAAGAAATTGGAGCCACAAAACATAATCTAACACAGAACCAACTGTTGGATATGATGAAGAATGTTAAAGGGAGCGACTATGATATCAATAAAAACCAGTCTAGATGACAACATCAAGACTTTGACCAAGAGCATAAGAAAAGAAATTGATCTTTTGCCCAAAGCCTGTCTTGATAAATTCATCAGTCTAACTCCCATAGACAAAGGCAATGCCCGTCGTAGAACTCGACTGCAAGGTCGTAACACCATTCTTGCTGATTACGCCTATGCTGAAAGACTGGATCAAGGTTGGAGTGATCAAGCACCCAGAGGTATGACAGAACCTTTTGAAATTTGGTTTCGCGACTACACAGAAAAAAGGTTTAAAAAATAATTATGGCTAATTCAAAAGCACAAATTGATGTTGTCGTAACGGGTCTTGCTGCCTTAGACAATCTCGACAAAAAGATCACAGGCGTAGGCAAGGTCTTTGGCGGTCTAAGAGCACAGATTGCAGGACTAGGATTTGCTGCCTTTGCACGTTCTGCATTATTAACTGCTGATGCAATCAACGACATCAGTGACTCTACTGGTATTGCTCTAGGTAGAATTAAAGAACTGCAAATGGCTTTGCAAGAAGCAGGCGGTCAAAGTGAAAAAGCCGGTGATCTGCTTAATGTGTTTTCTCGCAAGATAGACGAAGCTGCCAGCGGCAGTATGAAAGCACAGATGCAGTTTAGAAATCTAGGAGTCAGTCTTAGTGACCTAGAAGAAAACGACACTGCCACAGTATTAGATCAAATATTCCGAGGCATTAGTCAACTAAACGGCCCTACTGCACAGGCCGCCGCTCTAATGGAAATGTTTGGCAAAGGAGCCAAAGGTGTTGCCGCAGCCAAGTTATATGAAACTTTCTTGGCAGCTAGAGGTGAAGGTGACAAGTATGCTGACACAATTAAAAGAGCAGGTGATCTACAGGGACAATTTGATCGAGCTGTTAGCAATCTAAAATTTATTTTCTTAGAAGCATTCAGTCCAGCAATTCAAAAGCTAAGTGAAGTTAGTGATTACCTTAGCAAAAACAAAACACTGGTCAATGAACTAATTGTGCTATTCAAATTGTTGGGTATAACATTGGCCGCAGTATTTGGCACAGGGGTGTTACTGGCATTTGTAAGGACCATTGGCGTTATTGGTCGAGGTGTAGCCGCATTGCCAGCAGCCTTTTCAGCTATATCAAGTGTGGCCGCTGGCACAGGTGTAGCCCTAACTGGTGCAGGCACCGCAGGCAGAATAGCATTTGGCACATTGTTTACTGCTTCTGGTGCTGTAATGAAATCATTAAGAGCCGTGGCAGTGCTGGTAGGTGGTGTTGGCACAGCCATAATAGCCGCTGGCACACTATTTGATGACTTTGCCAGTCAAGCCAATAACGCCTTGGCCAGAATCATTGAAGGTATCGGTAGTCTACTGGGTGTGCTAGCAGGTGGCGCTGTTGGAGCGGCATTTGGCAGTGCATTTGGTCCAGTAGGCACTATATTAGGTGGTCTTGCAGGTGCTTATGCTGGTGACAAACTTAGCGATGCAGTGGGAATTCCAGATCTCATTGCCAAAGCACGTCAGGCTAGAGAAGAAACAGAACGTCTAGCCAAGCAGACCAAAGATGCTGCCAAGGCAAGAACAGACTTTGCTGCCACAGATCCAAGAAGAATTGATCTACAGGGTGGCGGCACCGCAACCTCAGGCCCATCCGGTGTCAAAGTTGATACTAGTCAAATGGATGCACAGGTCAAAGCTGTCAAGGCCATTGGAGATGAATATGCAAAGAATGTTGGTAGAACCATTGAACAAATTAATCTTGAAACACAGTTAATTGGTCAAGGCAAACTACAAAGTGAAATACTTAGAGCTCAACTAGAACAACAGAATAAAAACAAAGATGCAATCACTCAGCTAAAACAAGAAAGAGACAAGCTAAACAAGAGTGAAACAGCACCAGAAGTATTTGCTGCCTATGACGCTACCATTGCTAAATTAGAAAAAGCATTGTCGTTAGATAAAGAAAGATTGTCTACTGCAATCACTCAACAAAATGTTCAACAGTTAAGTGACAAGCTATTGGGATACAGTCTAGCTGGTCAAGAAACTGCTGAAAAGAATATACAAAGTCTACAAGATCAGAAAAGAAAGAATACATTGCCAGACATACAGGCAAGATATGAAGACATCACCAATGCTATTAGAGATTCTGCACAGGCCGCAATCAAAGCAGAAGAAGCGGAATTACCTCGTGGACAAAAATTAAGTCAACAACGAATAGATCAAATCTATGAGGCAATGACTGTAAAAATTAAAGAACAAAAGCAGGCCATTGATGAATTAGTTGCCAGCGAAGAGCAGAGAAAGTTTAGCAATTTTGTTCTTAAAGAACAACAAAATCTACAAAGTGAACTAAACAAGGCTACAGACGACTACAATAAAATGTTCTTAAGTGAAACAGAGCGTAGAATGTATGACATTAAATCTGCGGCAAGAGATAGAGCCAAAGCAGAAGTTGACAGTCTAGAAGCCAGCAGAGGTCAGAAGATGACTATCACAGAAAGATTGGCTCTTGAAAAACAATACTATGAAGAAGCCATCAAAGGCAGTGAAGAACTAAACACACAATTAGAAAAGAACAGAGTTGCTAGTCGTAGTTTTGAATATGGTTGGAAGTCAGCATTTGAAGAATATGTCAATGACGCTACCAATGCTGCCAAATATGCACAAAGCATTTTCCAAAAGGCCACAACAGGTATGGAAGATTTAATTGTAAACTTTGCCAAGACAGGTAAGTTTGAATTTAAATCTTTTATGAATTCAATCTTAGAAGATCTATTACGCAGTCAGGTTCGACAGTTAATGGCACAGGTGTTTAACATTGGTGGTAGCACTGGTGGTGCTGGCGGATTCTTTGGCGGCATAGGTAAACTACTAGGCTTTGCCAATGGTGGTATCATTCCAACCAACAATCCAGTATTGGTAGGTGAGCGTGGTCCTGAATTGATCAGTGGTGCCGCTGGACGCAATGTTACACCAAACAGTGCTCTAGGTGGCGGCAACTATGTGACCTACAATATCAATGCAGTAGATGCATTGAGCTTCAAACAATTAGTGGCCAGCGATCCAGCTTTCCTATATGCTGTCACTCAGCAAGGTGCTAAATCAGTGCCGCAGACAAGAAGGTAAAAGACAATGACAACAGCATTTCAAACTGTGATAGACTATGCAGAGACCATATCTATCAATAGACGCAAGAAGGTAGCACAGACTATTTCAAGAAACGGTGTGGTTAAGAGCACCAGTCTCGGAGGTCAGGTTTGGGAATTTGAAGTTAAACTTCCTGATGGCCCCAGTTGGACTACATTTCGTCCTTTAGTAGAAGCAATGGAAGCATTGGATCGTGTCACTGTGGGCACTATTCAGCTGAATAATGCTGGACAAAGTTGGTTGTCAAGATATCAAGGCGACCTAAGCAGTCTTAGCGGCATTGGCGTTAGCTACTCCAGTGGCAATACTGTCTCAATCACCAGTGGAGCCACAGGACTTAGTGCAGGACAGTTTAGATTTAAAGCAGGCGATCTAATTCAATTAGGTTCAAGTGGCAGTGTTTACAGTGTGGTCAGCAATGTGGCACACAATGGCACAGTGATAACATTGAATAGACCAGTGCGTGAAGCCGCTGGTTCATACTCATTGATTGTTGGACCCAGTGTTACTTGGAGTGTGATCTGTGTAAGTTTCCCTAAGTGGACAATATTTGCTAGAGATCAAATCAGTTGGGATGGTAGTTTCGTCTTTGCAGAGGCAATATAATGGCACTAGATCTATCCAGTTATAGAAGTATACAGACCAACTTGTTTGTCAAGTTGGACATCCCTGGATATAGTGTTCTAACCTTTAGTGATTACCATAAAAATTACACCATAAGCGGAACAAGCTATCAAGGCCTTGGTCAGTTATTAAGTATTACTGACTCTACCAATAGCCTTAGAGCCACGCCACAAGAAATTACAGTTTCAATTTCCGGCATTCCCTCTACTAATATCACAGACATATTAAACAACAAGGTCAAAGGATCTAGTTTGATTGTCTATAGAGGATTTTTCAATGCAACCACCGGCGAACTCCTAAGTATTGCGGGCAATCCAGCAGGCAAGTTCCAAGGTGTTGTTTCTAACTACGACATCTCAGATGAATTAAGTATGGGCAGTGACACAGGTTCAATTACTCTTACCTTAACAGTAACATCCGTAGTTGAATTATTAAACAACAAGGTTGCTGGTAGAAGAACTAACCCCACAGATTTCCCCGATGGTGATATGGCTCGTGTGCTGCCATTAGCAAAGAGTAATTTTAACTTTGGAGCACCCACAAAATGAGTTTCTTATCAGGTATTTTAAGCATCGGCAAAAGTGCAATTGGTTTTCTCAGTGGTGGAGGCATTGCCAGCAGTCTAGTTAAAACTGCTCTATTGGGACTTGCAGTAAACAAACTTAGCAAATCAGCAACCAAAGCCAACACATTAGGCAACACTGCCAACATTGACCAAGGCGTGCGTCTACAGGTCAAACCAGATGCCACTGCCAAGATACCAGTGCTATATGGTTCAGCGTTCTTTGGCGGCAACATCACAGATGCGGCAATGACCAACTCAAACAAGACAATGTGGTATTGTCTTGCATTGACAGAAAAGACTGGTGGCAGATACAGTGACAGCGCCTCGATAAGCTATACCTTAAACAACGTCTATTGGAATGATCAACGCATCATATTCAATGCAGATGGTATCACAGCCAACTACACAGTAGATAGAAGCGGCAACATTGATAGAAGCATTAGTGGACTAGTCAAAGTCTATTTCTATGCAGGTGGTAGAACTGCTGGTCAATTGCCAAGTGGCTACACTGGCACAGCACCTGCCAAT